CAAGCATCGGATATTGGCCCTGATATTGCGTATTACTTGGGCTCAAATCCGAAAGAAGCCGCGCGTATTGCCGCACTGAATTCGCCCATCTTACAGGCTAAAGAAATTGGCCGAATTGAAGCAAAGATTGCTTCTGAGCCGGTTTTGAAGAAAACGACAAGCGCCCCGCCGCCTATCGCGCCCATATCGGGTAGAGGCTCTGGATCGCCGTCTTATGATACGACTGACCCTCGTGCGATTAAAAACATGAGTACGTCTGAGTGGATTGAGGCGGATCGCCAGCGCCAAATGAAGAAGTGGGAAGCTCAACGTAATCGCTAACTTTTTTAGGATATAAATCATGGCAAACTCGATTCTTACCATCGACATGATCACCCGCAAGGCTCTCGAAATCCTCGAGAACAACCTGGTGCTCACTCGTAACGTTAACCGTCAATACGACGACTCTTTCGCCGTTGAAGGCGCAAAAATTGGTTCCACACTGCGTATCCGTTTACCAGATCGCGCGTTGGTAACCGACGGTGCCGCTCTGCAAGTGCAGGACGACAACGAACAGTTCACCACTCTGACTGTTGCTTCGCAGAAGCACATCGGCGTGAACTTCACCTCCGCTGAACTCACCATGCAGTTGGATGACTTCGCAGAGCGTGTATTGAAGCCTCGTATTTCGCAGCTGGCCTCCAGCATCGATGCTGACGTTGCTAACGCATACAAAAATGTGTTCAACTCGGTCGGCACCCCAGGCACCACCCCATCGACTTCGCTCGTTCTGTTGCAAGCTCAGCAGAAGCTGAACGAAAACGCTGCTGTGATGGCGCCACGCTACGCAACCGTTAACCCAGCTGCTAACGCTGGTCTGGTTGAAGGCATGAAAGGTCTGTTCAACCCAACCGACACCATCAGCCGCCAGTTCAAGAACGGCATGATGGGCATGGGCGTGTTGGGCTTCGACGAAGTCAACATGTCTCAGTCGATCAAGCAGCACACCAACGGTGACTGGGGTACTTCGATCACCGTGACTTCGACTGTCACGACCGAAGGTCAGTCCACTCTGCCAATCAGCTTTACCGGCTCGAGCAAGACTTGGAACGTCGGCGACGTGTTTACCATCGCTGGCGTGTTTGCTGTCAACCCACAGACCCGTGAGTCGACTGGTTCGCTGCAACAGTTCACCGTAACTGCTGCTGCTACCGGTTCGTCGACTGCAACCCTGTCGATCTTCCCAGCGCTGTACTCGGCAAGCCAAGCACTGGCTACCGTGACCACGCTGCCTGCAGCAAGCGCTGTAGTCACCATGTTGGGTTCGGCTGCTACTGCCTACCCACAGAACTTGGTCTATCACAAGGATGCGATCACCTTCGCAACCGCCGACCTGTTGATGCCACAAGGCGTGGACATGGCTTCTCGCCAAGTTCACAACGGTATTTCGATGCGTGTTGTTCGTCAGTACGACATCAACAACGACCGTCTGCCTTGCCGTATCGACGTTCTGTACGGTTACAGCACAATCCGTCCACAAATGGCTTGCCGCCTCTGGGGCTAAGCACTGGTGGGGGCTTCGGCCCCCATTGACGACTCTATTTGAAAGGAATTCATCATGGCTCTTCCTAACGGCGCAGGCGGCTATCAGATTGGCGATGGCAACCTCAACGAAACCAATTTTCAAGTTATCCCAGTACCGGCAACGGCTACTGCAACCGCAACGCTGACCGCAGCGCAAGTGCTTAACGGCATTCTGCTCGGCAGCCCAGGCGCATCGGCTGCCAGCTACACGCTGCCAACCGTAGCTGATCTGGAAGCTGCACTACCTAACTCCGACAAGCCAGGCGTTTCGTTTGACTTCTCGGTAGTTAACGTTGACGGCTCCAGCTCAGGTGTGATCACACTGGTAACCAACACTGGTTGGACACTGGTTGGTCTGATGACCGTTGTTGCAACTGCTGGCACGGCACAAATGTTCCGCGCTCGCAAGAGCGGCACCGGCGCTTGGGTTCTGTACCGCATCGGCTAAAACCTCGGGGGCTTCGGCCCCCGTTATTTAAAGGATAGATCATGCCTAACACTAAAGCTGTTGGTGTTGCGTACTCAGATCCAGAGTTTGAAAGCGTATCGGTTACCGGTGCAATTACTGCCCCGACCATTACGTCTACTGCCACCACAAGTGCAGTCGTCGCTAATGCAACCGCTGGCTTGTATTTTCTGACTACCGCAATTACCGCTAACTCCACCACTACTTCCGCCCCTAAAGGTTCAATCGGCACTACCAGCAATGCAACAGGCGCTGGCAAGCTGTTTGTGTCTGACGGCACGAAGTGGCAATTTGCTGTTGTTGCTTAAAAAATAGGGGCTTCGGCCCCTATACACCCTATGACAATTTATCTCCGACACCCGGTTCACGGATCCAAAGTAGCCACAATGGCGATGGAAGCCGAATTTGATGAACAAAACGGATGGGAGCGGTATAATCCCGACACGCCTTCGGCTCTCGAAGAAGCGGCGCCAGTCAACGAGCTGGAACCCAAACGTCGTCGTAGCCGCCCACCTGTAGAGGTAGCAGCGGCAGAATAAGGAGCTTGAATGGCAACCGCCTTCGACCAGATTAAAGCG